GCGAAATCTTCGTCAGTGGTAAAGTCAACACTCTCTGCGAGTGATTTCATTTTTTCCACTTGAGTCTGCGTTAGGCCCTCACATACTGCATGTATAGCCTCATTCTTTTTGTGTTCGTTTAATTCCTTCTTCAACTGAACAGCAGATTCGATCTGTTCGCTGATTGTGGCTTCAAGTTCTTCAACTTTGTTTGTCAGTTCTTCGACAACATCCACTTTTTCTTCTGGAATATCGATATAGTGTTCTTTGAACAGGTCGTGTAATCCACGGATGAAATCTTCAACGATTTCAGAACGCAGACCTTTTTCGATTGCCAGTTGGTTCTCTTTGACCCACTCTTCTGCCATATAGTTGATGTAGTCATCAAGCTTTGTTGCCAGTTCGTCTTTGACTTCTTCAACAGCCAGTTCGAACTCTTCGTACAGAGCTTCTTCAACTTCTTCAACGATTGCATGTGAACGTGCAATAACGGCAGCTTCAAAAATTGTTTGTGCTTTCTCTTTGAATTCTTCAGAGAGATTTTCGCCAGAAAGAAGTGCATCAACGTCAGCATCCATGTCTTCTTTCATTTTTTGTTTCTTCATCATCTTCTTGATCATTGCTTTGTCTTGAGCTTCGTCCTCATGGCCTTCTTTTTCGGCTTCTGCAATGACTTCAGAATCAACTTCTGTTTCTTCTGGAACGGCATGGAAAACTGCGCCAGGATTTGACTGCATTGTTTGTGTAGCCAGACGAGCTTTTACGCGGTCACGAATTGAAGCGTATTCTGTGGCATCTGCTTGAACAGTTTGTGCCAAATCTTTACGACCTTCTGTTTCTGCTGGACCAGACAATTTGCCACCAGGTTGAGCACCGACAGGTGGTGTTGCACCAGGAGGTGTAGCACTTGGTGTGCCTTTTGTATAATCTGGCTTATCGTCATCTTGTTTGTCAACGACACCAGCAACTTCGCCAGCTTCTTTTGTGCCATAAGCAACGGCGCCACTTAGTTTTTGTGGTGCATCTTGGCCACCGTGTTTTGCAGATACGTTGCCTTGCAAAATGTCTTTAGCGGCTTCTGTCAGATTAAATTTTCCCATTTTGAGAATCTCCTTGATTTTATATTGGATATTTATAATTAAAGTTTTTTGATGAAGTTTTCGAAAATTTGTAGACTTACTTTTTCAACATCTTTACGAGAAACTTTTTGAATTAGTTTTTTAGACTCTTCGATATGTTGTTCAGTCCAAATTCCGTTAACAAACACCCATTCTTTACCTTCCATAATGCCTTGAACAAAAGCTCCAGGCGCAGAAGGATCTGCTACGATATCTGCCGCTGTGGCCAGATGAAAGTCATCTTGAACTATGTTAACACCATTGACTGCTTTCAGAGAACCCATACCGCGAGAAGACACACCTAGTTGTGCGCCACCCTCAATTAGGTTCTTTGCAATATTACCCATTGGTGTTTCAAGAATTTTAGCTTTGCCTATCCAATCATTTCCTTCTTGACGTAGACCCACAATTAAGTGAGATACACGGTCGAGATTGATTGAAGGTGTATCTGGATGTCCCAGTTCACCGAAGGCACGATTTTTATTGATGTATTCTTCTGTATAACGAGAAACTTCTTTACGCATAGTTTCTTCTTTATACATACGTCCATTTTTATTTGTTTTTTCGGAAACAAGGAAAGGACCCTCAATGAAAAGGGTTTTCTTTCCATCTTTTTCTTCCGTTAAATAATTTACGGACTCGGTAATTTCTTTAATTAATTTCATTTTATTACCTTGTTATGGACGGATCGAATATTCGCCGTAGTTGAATGCAGCAGGATCGTTGAACTGACCACGCTGGTAGTATTCGTTTTCTTTACGCAATTCTAGAATAATTGTGTAACTTGAATTTGCAACTTGACCTCTTGTAACTATGCCAATGTCTCCATTGTTAAATGATGTTCTATTGGGATTTCTAATAGTGATCCAGTTTCCACCGGCATCGTATTCACCATTACCCTGTAAGAACATGATTGGTACACCTGCATTAGCTAATGCACTTGCGGTGTTTGACCAATACAATTGAACATCACCTGTTGCTCCATCTGTATCATACCAAATACGATTCACATTTAAACCGTAATATGATAGTGTTGTGTTTGCTGCGCCGCCTTGAGAATTTGCAACTAAGAAACCGTTTGTTGCCAAAGCACCATAAAGAGTGTTTGCGGCAATTCTTGCTGTATTGTTCTCTTGGCCAGTACCGTCAAAATCTGCTGTCAGTTTAATGACTGCAAATTGTGTGTCGTCCTTTAGTACTTGATAAGTATATTTGTTGGCCATTTTTTATTCCTAGTATTATTTGAGGTATTTAAGCGTTTTCAACCGCATCAGTTGAATCTTCCGACTCTTCTGGTGCAATTAATGTTTTTGCAATACTCTGTTTGTGAGAATCTATATGTGCCATTACTCTGTCTTGAATGGCTGCATACAATGCATCACGCATATTCTTTGCATCACCTTCATCTGCCAAATCAATTATGTTTCTTGTTACTTCGCTCATCTCTATCTCCTTATAATATACGTTTCAATTTAGTGAATGTAGTATCTTCTAAACTCAAGTCGGCTCTAGAATTTGTTGGTTTCTTTTTGTCGCCTGAATTTTTTGCTGCAGGTGAACTGGCTGCAGGCGTTTGTTCTTGCGGTTGCATATCTTGTTGTATCTCAGCTTGACCTTGTGCCATCTGCAACTGTTGTTGTGTTTGAATGTCACCTGCCATTTGCTGTTGTGCAACTGAGTTTGTTACCTCAACTGGTAAACCTAGACCTTGTTCTTTTTCCAGATCGATTTGATCTTGCATGTCTTTAATTTCATCGTCTGTTAGACGCAACACGTTTTGTTGAATCCACTTCTGTGAGAAGTAACGACCTGTATAAGGATCAACAGACTCCAATAATGAAAGTCTTTCTCTCATTAACTCTGCATCTTTGAGTTCTGTGAAGTTATTGTCTTGAATGAAATCGAAATAGATGTTTTCTTTGAAGGTATCCCACTCTTCAGCGGTACAAATACCTTTTAATACGCACTGAACGCGCATTGCTTGGTCAAAAACATCCGCAAATTTGTTACGCATACGTGCAACAAACTTAGAGAACTTAATTTCATCACGTGTAATTTCTGATGAACGGCCTAGAGAAAAACTTTGATTTGTTTCCAGTCTAGAAACTGGGACATTCAATGCACCATATAGTTTTTTCTGGAAATATTTAACGTCTTCCAGTTCACCCAGGTTTTGACCGCCTGGTAGTGTGGTGATTTCTGTGCCCTTACCACCTTCTCTACGTGGTAACCAGAAGTCTTCCATCATGGATAAGAACTTTCTGTCGTCACGGATTTCACCGGTGTTTGCGTCATATACAAGTTTGTTTTTGTATTTGACCATAATGTCACGCAGGTATTGTTCTGCTTTTAACTTTGGTAAATTGCCTACGTCAATATAGAAGATACGGCGTTCTGGCGCTCTAGAGATACGGTAGATAACCGTTGCGTCTTCAATCATACGCAACTGGTTCAGTGGTTTGATTGCCTTGTGTAGATAACTTAAAACAACTGCACGGCGCGAATCCATGAGTCCTGAGACTACGGAGATAATAGAGTCTGTCGTGATACGAACACCAACAGGTCCATAGTTGGAAGAACTTCCAGTGACAACCTTGTCATTATACAGATAATACTCATTGACTGTTGCCATTATCTCTGCACCAGTTCTTTCATCTTTTTGTTTTTTGATCTCACGAACCTTGCGTAGTTTACGTGGATCAATATATCTCAATTCTTTAATACCTTCAGCAGGATTTTCTTTGTCGATGATGATGTGGTAATACATTCTACCATCAACATAATATCTACGAAAGATATCGTGAGCCATATTATTGTAGTTCAACAATTTAAGAATGATGTTGAACTCTTCTTTTAAGGCTTTTTTGATTCTGTCGGGTTGTTTTAGGTTGTCTAAAACGATATTGATAATTTTGCCATCATCGTCTTGGCAAATAGCTTCATTAACTATGTCATCGATTGCAGATTCGATTTCTGGTTGCATAGACATTTCGCGGTATCTAGAAATCAATTCGACTTCGTTCTTTGCGGTACCGTCTAAGTCAACATATGTACCATAATAAGCGGCTGATGAAATAGTTAATGCGCCATCATCTGCTGCCGGAGGCGCAAAGGATTGCTGGAGAACATCTTCCTGTTCCCTCTTATCACGCGAGATTGTAAAACCAAAAAGTGAAAATTTATTTGTATCGGCCATGTTTTTTAAAAATTAATAATAAAATCAACTAATCATAAGTGGAAGAGCTTTGCAGCTCTTCCGTTTAAATCAATATTTAACCACTTTAACCTACTGCGCCAGGAGGAGTGGAATTGGTTTCCCAATACTGATAAGCAAATGTTACTGTGAATTCTTCGATAGCATCGTTTGAACCCCAGTCTAAGTCGATTGCAGATATGTCGATTGGGAAGATACCAACAAAGTTATAATTCTTTAAGGTATTTCCTGTTTTGCCATATTGCACAACATTTGCGTCAGTTGTATAACCACCAACGGTTGTTGCTGGACCAGAACCATTTCTTAGTGCAACTCCAGCTCTTGTGTTTGATCTGTGATTGTTGATTGCATTCATCCAACTTTCCATTGCATTTCTGATCAGGAAGTCTTCATCGTTAACAATCGTAATTGTCCAATCTGCGAATGATCTGTTACCAGCAAATTTCATTTCACGACCAAAGTAGAACATAGGTACTGTTCCGATTGTGGAACCAGGTAACTGTGCCGACTTGGCCATGAATCTGACTTTGTTTGTTGCAGCTTGTGCAGATAGTGCATAGCTTGGTAGAATCATGTCTACAGAAAACAGATTGGCACGTGCGCCGTCACCAATCATGTTTGATCTGAATTCTGCTACATTAAATGCCATTTTTTTCTCCCGTTATTGTTTATTTATTAAGCTGCACCAACAACTGTGTTAAACTCAACACCCGTAGCAACAGCAACAAAATTCAATTGAATGTAGTTAATTGAACGAGCCGGCTTAATGTAAATATCACCAACAAATTGATTGTTGTCAATAACTTGTGGTGTATTATTTGTTGCATCGCAAACAACTTTAAAGTCAACGATACCACGGCGACCTTGAATGTCACGTAGGAATGGAGTAATCAGAGATACGAATTGTGATCTTGTGAATTCATCATTCAATTCGAACAGTGAGAACTTAGATGCCTCAGAGATTGCCTTTTCCAGAACAATAAACAGTCTACGCACATTGATACGATCAAATGCTGAAGGTTTGTTCAACAGTGTCTTGTCACCAAACAGTATGGTTCCTTGACCTGGGAAGGAAACAACTGGGTTTACACCTGCTGCATATAGTGTGTCACGATATGTTTTTGGTGGGTTCCAAGCCAGTTTGATAACGTTCTTGATAGCGCCACGGTTGTAACCTGCTGGAGAGAACCAAGGATCTGTTACGTTGTCGGTGTATACACATAGACCAGCAATATCACCGTTCAGTGGAATCCAACGATATACGTTATTGTATTTGTCGAACTGGTATTTCCAACCAGAGTCAGCAACAACGTATGATGAGGAACGTGACAGTGTTGACAACCATGTGGTAATATTTGTTGTTGCAGTTGCATCTGTTTCATTAACAACATCACCTTGAGCAGGTGAAATGAATGCAACGCAGTCTTTACGTGCATTAACAACGTTGTCGATAACGTATTGTTGAACTGTTGTGGTTGCATCACCAGTTACAACTAGAGAGATATCAACTGTGTCTTTGTTACCAAACATGTCCCAACCGGTTTGCTGATTGGCGGTAGATGGCAATTCATCGTTTCCGCCACCCAAAGATTGGTATGTATTTAACGCATTTGCGAATGTTTTACCTGCAGCTGTTGTGCCCCATGTTGTCACAGTATTTGAGAAATCTACAGGTGCAACTGAATACACATAACTTGATGTATCAAAAATTACTTGTTTGTAGTAGTTTGATTGACCATTAATCTTTGCGTCTGATGCTTTTGAAACAAATGGGAATGTTTCTAACACGGTGCCTTTGACACCAGTAAACAGACCATCTTCATCGACAACAACAACGTGCAGTTCATCATTTGAACCACCTAAAGAAGTTGTGTAATCAGATGTGCCTGGTGCTGATGTGAAAAGTGCTTTGTGTTCCCATGTACTGAATTGTGTGCTGCTTGAACAAACAGAAACGTTTAGAGAATTGCCTAATACGCCAGGGAATCTGGCCATGAAAGAACCATAAGTGTTTGTATTTGCGCTTAGATAAGATTCTTGGAACACATCTTCATTATCAACCTTAACAGCTTCACCTGACGTAACTGTCGCATTTTTGCTATTTGTGCCAACAGCACGGACAACACTTAAGTTATTTCCATATGCCAAAAAGTTTGCTGCTGAAAAGAAAGATACAGCAGAGTTTGAACTTGGTTGACCAAAAGTTTTGAGTAAAGTGATTTCACTGTCAATCAACTTAATTTCTTGTGCTGGACCCCAATCGAAAGTTCCAACAAAAGCACCGGCGGTTGTAAGTACAGAAGGGACTACTGTTGTTAAGTCTACTTCTGAAACATTTACGCCTGGAGAGATTTGAAATGCCATTTTATTCTCCTTGAATTAATATTTGTTCTTTTGGCAGTTGAATACCATAATGGTTATTTATGAAACATTGTTTTTATAAACCACTTAATGTCTTTCTCACGAAGTTTGCATATGTTTCTCCTCCATTTGCAACTTCCCAGATATCTCCACCCATTATTTCAAATTCGTGGTCTAAACCATTTTCGATAATTGGTGCAGGTAAAGTTTCTTCATCTACCTGATTCATGCTTTCCAACTGAATTTGTTTTCTCACATCGTGGTTGACGATTTCTTTAAAGTATTTTTGTGTTGTTAACCATCCAAAAATAACTAAACCCATAACTAAGTCATCGTTTGCACCTTCTTCCGCTTTAAATGAATTGTTCTGTTGAACAAAAGTTGTCAGTTCGGAATAGGTATCAAAGTCATTAATTAATAGTTTGTCACCTTCAATCAGAGTTTTTAGGTTTGAACAACCAATTGCTTTGACCTGTGGTGACATTTTAATACCCATCTGCACACCTCTTGCGAAACCGGCAGATAGTTGTTGTGGTTTCTTATTACCCGTGAATACTTTCCATAGGTTTTCATACTCAAAATCTGCATGTAGTGAGTCTGCAACTTGTGGATTGTTATTGATTTCCACCAAAACGTATGCATCGTTATAGTACTTTGCTGCGTTATAGATGACTGTCGGGAACAATATCGGTGAAATCGATGAACTCTTGTATGTTGCAACCTGTTTATATGGTGTCTGAGATATATCAATCACAGAGAACGCGGAACTGTCTAAGTTTTTACCTTCCGACACATCAACAACAATTGCATACAGATTGTCTTTTGGATGCCCGTTGATTTCTTTGATCGGATGTTCATAGATTTTCAACATGTCATGGTCAGCGATTGGATCTATGTACACCAATTGCTGAAGTTTGTAACCAGAAACCAGTGTATTTGAAGAACCCAAAAATTCTGTTTCAAACTCCTGTTGAAACTGACGCAATGAAGTGTTGCGAATTGTTTCTTCTTTCCACTTTTCATCTCTTCCTGGTACGTTCGACCAGTGAATCTCAAATGAAACATAATCATTCTTCTTGTTGATTGAATCCATCCACAGTTTGTAGAACAGATTCATACCATTTGGTGTCGAAACGATAATGATCTTTGTTTTCTTACCAGACGAGATAACGGGATAAACAGAGTTGAAGAATTCTGTAGCAATGTTTTGTGGAACGAACGCAAATTCGTCCAAGAATACGATGTTGAATGCACCACCTCGGATAGCACTTGATGATGTGGACGCAGCAATAATCTTTGAACCGTTTTCCAGTTCTACGTTACCTTTGTTCCATGTGATGACACCTTGTTGTAACCACATTGGTAGGTTTTCATACGCAAGTTGGTACTTTGCAAGAATATCTCTAGCCAAAGAACCTTTGTTGGCCAGAACGGCAACGTTTTGTGAATCTTGAAACAGTGTTGCATGTAATAGGTACGCAACTGTTGTTGTGGTTTTACCGACCTGGCGAGGACATTTTGTGATTACGAAACGATTGTCCTTAAACAGGTTTAACATTTTCTCCTGAAAAGGCCACATTCTGAAGTTGATGATACCCTCATCAACGTTAACAATCTTTACGTAATTTTTTGCGAAATAAATTGGATCTTTTGCACACTTTATATACTCATCGATTTGTTCCTGAGTATATTGTAATTGTACACCAGCTCTCTTTAATAACGGATTGTCGCGGTAAGAATCTTTATTGTCCATTATTCTTTAGAATTTTTGATAGTTCGGCAGTCGAACCAACAAAAATAGCCTTGTCAATTTTGGTATCACCATTATCTTTTTTCTTTCCGTCCATCTCACGCATTTCTTTTTGCATCTTTAGAAGACGGTCATTAGCTTCTACCATATTCTTTAGTAAAGTGCCATAGACTTCAAATGCTCTTGGATGTTGACCTGCTTTGGCAATCTGTAGTATTTCATCCATCGCATCTTTACCCTGATCAATTATGTCTTGAAGATTACTTTTCGATTGTTCGTAAGCATCCGTAAGGTCTTGTTTCAAATCCAATTCTGAAGAATTGTTTTTCATTGGTACCAATGATTGTTTCTCCGGTACTTCAACCGGAGTAACATCAAATATTTTTTCCATATTTTTATCAAATGTATTCATTTTTAAGCAATGTATCTATACACTCCATTTTCAAAAACCCATGTATAAACAGCACCAGTATTTGGTAGTGTGAAACTGGTAACAAAAGAATGGTTATCTGGGTTTTCTATGTAAGGATAAGCTCTTTCTGTTCCATTCACTTTAATATTAAAACTGCCAGAATTTATGTTCTTCACTGTATAAGTTTTGCCTGGACTCACATTAGCGGAAAAATTAACCGTTATATTTGCACCAGCTGCATTTGGATCACAGAAGATAACATCACTTGTGTTTGATGCGTTGAATGTGTTTGAGGATATTCTTACTACATTTCTGAAACCTGGGGCCAGAGTTGTTTGTTCTGCTGTTGCACTGTCGAAAATAGTTATTCTTCCGTTTGCACCAAATGCCCAACTGTTTGTGTTTGCAACAAGTGTGATTTTTTCACCAGAATTCTTCAATTCAATGGATGTATTTTGAGTTGATGCAATGACACCTTCATAGTCAACGAACACGAAATTTGTGTTTGCCCAGTTTAACTGTGCCCATTCATATTCATTTTCTGCGTAGATATCAATAGAGTTGGCTTCTTGAATGTTACCAATTCTGGTATTACAATAAGTGTTGTTTGCATTCGTTCTAAAAATCAATGAACCAGTAACAACATCACCAGTTTTTGTAATTTTTGTGTTTGCTGTATCGAAAGCTGCGTTAGCTCTTTGTCTGGCTGTGTTATCTGTTACGGCACCGACATTGAATAATTCAAAAAAGTTATTGTTTATTTTTTGGCCGGCTACTCTTAAAGTATCGCCCTTACCATCATTTGGTAATGTTCCTGTGTTTATTACTTCTTGAGCCATTTTAATTGTATTCCCTTATTGATGATGGATATTTACCTGAATCCAGGTCCATCGTAATATCACCAGCAGTGCTGTCCATGGTATATGTATTCAAATCGAATGTTGCAGTTGCAGTATTAATTTGTGCATACTTGCCTTCGAATGGTGAGTACGATGTGTATGTATAACTTGCATTTGTTTGGGCAGAAATAATTGGAGACAATGAATTGAAATTACCTTTTATATCTGTCAGTCTCAAAATATTTAGAGAAGGTATCCACTGTGTAACTTTTGCAGTGGCTGTGGCTGTACCAAAAGAATACCCTTGGTAAACAACATCTCCTATTCCATAATATCCATTTCCTGTGGCTGGATTCATTGTAAATGATACAACATCATTTGTGGAATTTAAACTGTATATTGAAGAAATTGAATGCCTGATGAGATTTGTTTCCGTGTGTTTACCAAATATGAAACCTTTGACAGTGAACTTTAAAGTCCAAATGATCATTCTTGTGGCTTGTTCTCTATCACCTTCATAAACTATTTCGTGATCTGTGGAATTTAAAATCACAGGTATTTCTTTTACGATACCCATTTCAGGAATCAGATTTAATTTTACTGTATAATCTGGTGTGAAATATGGTACGATATGTTCAATGACTTGAGTTGCGTCTTCAATATTACGCACATACAAATATAGATTGAAGTCGAAATTGTATGGTACTGGATTGTATTGTGATAGTGTACCAGTTGCACCAGAAGCAAAATTCTTGACGTTTGTGTTTTGCTTTCTGGAACTATCATAAGAAAGCCCAGTCATTTCAAAAGACAGACGAGGTAAAGCGATCTGTACTTTTTTGTCCAGATTTGGATCATCCTCTAAACGCATCACATAACGTTCTTTGGAAGCGTATGCAATAGGTATTAAGAATCTTTCCTTTTCGATTTGATTTGAGTCGTAACGCACCAGTGTAATATTATTGAATAGGTCACCAAACCCAACAACAATTTTTCGTATGATGCGATTGTATTGAATTGCTGCCATTAAATTTTTCCAAACGGATTAATTTCCGTGAAATCAATAATATTATTTGCCTGATCTTCTATGTACATATTGTCATAGTTTTCATTTGGCGTACTATCTCTCAAAGGATTGTAAGTTGTTAACATATATCGAGCATTACTTGTTGCACCAATAATTGTAACGTTGTCTGTAAATTCTCCATAAATGTTTGTAACACTTATGGTATTTGATGATGCATCCCAATTTTGTACAGTTGCACTAGAAGATGCATTTGCCAGTGTTTGATCACTAGACTGATACACAATTTCTTTTTGTGAATAGTTTATTGCATTTCCGTTACGAACTGTTAGATCGATTGTGTAACTAGATTGTGTCACAACATCATCAATATCAGCAATACCGGTATCGATAACTTCTTGAGAATACTTAAACTTCTCAAGTTCCAATTCATAAAAGAATGGAATCTTGCGACCAAGTGTGAAGAAGTCTTTTGTTTGATTCACAAACTTGATCTCAAATAATTCACCAGTACCATTTAAGAACGGCACATAAATCAGATCACCTTCACGTGGTCTTGTAAATACGTTCTGTGGAACACGTTGAGAGAAAGAACGCTTTGATATGATAACGTTTGCGTTGTTTCGAATTTCTAAACCAAACTTGGTAAAGAACTCTTTGTCTCCCATATACTCCAAAGCATTCGAAAGATAGAATTCGACAGGGAAAGCAGACTTGAATTTTTTAACTGGATCTTCACCATACAGTATATCTCTATCTTCTTCATTGAAGATTGGGCAATAATATGCATCGAAACCCATAATCTTAATGGATTCGACTATTAAGTCCTCAACAACTCTTTGTTCCGCAATCGAGTTGTAGTTATTGAAATATACTGAGGTTGCCATATTAGTTCAAATAGAATTCCAAAATACCACCATAATTCTTTTCCATGTCGGCTTCCAGCATCTTTATTTCATCTACAGCTTCGGTGTATATTTTATCTCCGTTCAAAGTTACGCCGCCTGGTAATTGAACACCGGCAAACTTCTTCAGATTATTGCCCCAACTTCTCTTGATGAGTGCAGTTGCATATTCTTTTAACCAACGATCATTCCAGACTCTACCATACGCACCAGGATCAATTAAACCATAACACTCAACAACAACTATTGTTCCAACCGGTGCCTGTCGAGAACCCCATGCCCAATCAATAAACAACTTTTGCATATGTCTTTGATAACGGATGGGAACTTCACCAACAAACAATTGTTCCAACATACGTAGATGTTGCATCGTCATTGTGTAGTTAATGTATGATGCGGAAGTAAAGTCATACAATTCGTTTAGACGCAACTGATATCTCAAGTCGAACATGTTAATCGATGCTTGAGAATCATACATTGGAAATATTCTGGTCACACCAGTAATTTCCGAAACGTTGTTTGCGGTGTCTCTGGCTTGACTAAGATCCAAATAATGATTGTCAATATCGGTTTGATCGATTCGTTTGATGAAGTATAATTTTTGCAGACCGTCAAAATGATAGTCTTGCCAATACTGTAATGCATCATCGATACGATCTTCCACCTGGTCATCATCAATATTGATTTCGATGACAGGAAAACCTAGTCTTCTTAGGCAATATTCTTTGAAAGCTGTTCTTGTTGTTATTGTGGCCATTTTTTTGTCCTTTATGGACTATTTATTTGGTTATAAATGGAAGAGTGGTTGGAGTGAAGTTTGCGGTGTAACGAGCTATACCTCGGGTGATTCGTAAATCACCCATGTATCCTGTGTATGCACGACCATAATTTTGGTCTGCTCCAATGCGCGTAGGTGTAGATAGTGCAGCTATAGCTCCGCTCCAAGTTCCTGTGGATCTAGATGTTCCGTCTACATATAATACCCAAGAACTGCCATTTCTAACCACAGCTATATGGTGCCAATTATCATCACGAACATTTACTCCTGTGGTCTGCAACAAAGGGCCTCCTGCGCTAAAATCAGCAACCCATAGAGCAACATCTCCAGCAGTGGATGATGCTGAGTTTATCAGCAATGAATACATGCCTGAAGTAAATGTTCCAGGCTGGCGACTATACAATGTTGCATATTGTAATGAACTGGTTGTTTTGATCCACATTTCCCAAGTTAAATTACTTGAACCCGGTTCTTGAGATTGAATATAAAGAGAAGTTAGATAATCACCAGAACCATCAAAATATAAACTACTATTGCCGTATTTTTTAATGCTTGTTACCAAACTACTATTGCCCACGGTTTCATAATCGTTCATCATAGAACTGTCATAAACGCCTGCACTGGTACCGTTTAACAATAAAACACTGTTTTGAATTGCTGTTAATGGACTAACGGGTGGTGCAAAATTGCTGGTGTAAAGTGCTTGACCTGTTATAATTCGTAGATTGGAAATATATCCATTCATTGGACCACTTCCGCTGTCTACGGTACCAATTAACAAGTTGCTTGTGTCATCTGCTATAGTAAATGAAGCAGTACCAGTTGCTTGAGATATCCCATTGACCCATAGAGTGAATACATTACTGGAATTTCTAGTTATTGCAACATGGTGCCATTGTCTCAAAGAAAAAGTATCTGTTGAAGTCAACTGCACATTCCAAGCATTAACATCAGTATCACCAGCATTAAAACTGAATTTGTTATTTGTAACGTTTCCATATGAGAAGAAAAAACCACGAGCTGAAACTGCTGCTCGGCGAGATACTAATATTACATCGTTCGCATTAAGATAAACCCATGCTTCAATGGTGAATGCTCTATTAGACAAATATGTTGTTGTGCTGGGCGGAACAGTTAAATAGTCTCCACTACCATCAAAATACATACTGCCACCATATACGCTTGGAGAGTAACTGACTCCTGTAGTCGATGTGGGTGTAAATGGTGCAACTGTGGTCGGTCTAGAATTACCATTAACGGTGATGGTAAAGTTGTTAGTTGAATTGTCAACAAATGTTGCACTCTGACAGGTTAGTAAGCTGGTGTTGGCTATCGCAGTTAGTGGTGATGTTGGTACTGTTATAGACGACTGAGCGGGATCATAAACAGCAGTGCCTTTAACGAACCTCACATTTGATATATAACCTATTGTACCTAGGGTAACATCTTCGTTGTTTCCTATACGAAGTTCGCCTTGGGCAAAACTTGTTGAATTGGTTACGGTGCCTCCGTTTGAGCGAGAACCATTAATCCATAATGATAATGTAGTTCCACTTCTTGCTGCTGCAATATGCACCCATTGATTTAGTGGCATATCAATAGAAGAAGTCAGTAGATTAGCAATACCATAACTTCTAATAACAACCTTGTTAGATGTTACATATACAATCAATCCGTTGGTTGCGTTTACTAGATAGAATACTTGACTACTAGCGGTTGTTGGTGTATTTACCCAAAACTCAACTGTGAAATCTCCGGGTGCTGCAAATGCTGTATTGCTAGCAAGACTCAAATAATCCCCAGTACCATCAAAATAACCACTGTAAAAAGTGTTTAAGGTTTGCAGACCAAAAGGACTAAATCTTTGTACATTAACATCACCGTTCCTTGTGATAGTAAAATTATTTGGACTATCATCAATAAATCTATTTTCATTACATGTTAACAAACTTGTATTTGCAACAGCAGTTAGTGGTGAAGTGGATGGTGTAAAGTTTGCGGTATAAAGTGCGGTACCTTTCACCACTCTAAGATTTGAAATATATCCGGTAACATCATATGTGGTTAAGTTAGACCATCCACCTATTATAGGGCTAGAAGAAACCGACCAATTTTCTGCGTCTGTACCAGTTGTTACAAGTGTTCCGTTGATGAAAAGATAAGTGCTATTTGATGATGTGCTGGTTCTAGATGCCGCAATATGATACCAGGTATTTAAATTTATTAAACCAGTGTTTGTTTGTAATATATTACCAGTTCCATATTTTGAAACACTTAGTCTTCCGGTGGGATATACAGATAAAGAAAATCCTCCACTAGCACTGGCAGATCCAAATACATTTGATTCATTTCCATCCCATGCGGTGAAATATACCCAGGCTTCAACTGTATATGATCCTGTACCAAACGCAAATGCAGAATTGCTTGGCATACTTAAATAATCTCCAGTGCCATCAAAATAATTACTCCATAATGGACCATATGGGCTAAATGTGCCTTGTGTGGTATTACCGTTTCTTGTAATTAAGAAGTTGTTGGTGCTGGAATCTAATAATATATTGTTATTATCGGGTTGATTGGTTTGTAGTGTTAGTAAGCTGGTGTTGGCAACAGCAGTTAATGGTGTGGTGGGTGGGGTAAACGCTGAGGTGTATACTGCGGTTCCATTAACTATTCTTAAGTTAGATATATAACCTGTTGTATATGCTGGAGTAGCAAAATTATGTCCTCCAATGAATACTGTTTGTGATGGGCTTAAAGTAGAAGAAAGTGTTGCGCTGTATCCTTGTACACCGTTGACAAACATCTTTAATGTTCCCGATGTTCTCACAAATGCTACATGGTTCCATTGACCATTAGTAATGGCTACTGAGGATGTATACGATGTGCCATCATAAAAGTAAGGGAAGTTGCTTCCGTCTATATAGGCCGCATACGCGGCTGCAACAGACGAACCTCGAGCGTCAACAATTGGGCCATTTGCAGCCGAAGATTTGTAAATCCAACACTCAATTGTAAAATCACCTGTTCCAAATTGAAATCCTGCGTTTGCCGGAACTGTCAGGTAATCACCAGTACCATCAAAATATCCGCTACCATAAGCACTGTAATTAGTGTCAGGTACAAATGGATCAAACGCATCAATTCTCGTGTCGCCGTTGCGAGTAACAGTAAAGTTATTTGTGCTGTTATCTATGAATCGGTTACTTTGAGCCAACAACAACTCAACTTGAGATTCGGTTGCACCTTGCGAGGTAGTAGTCAATGGAACAGTAGACGGTGTAAACACCACTGTGTCTACTGTTGTTGCACTAGTAAGATATGATGTGGGTACTGAGCCATTAACAAACCTAAAGTTTGAAATGTAACCGTTAAACGGCTCGCCGTTTCTGTAACCAGTGAATCCTTGCATACCCAGTCGTAAAGGTGATGCCGAAGACGTAATTGAATAAGTAGTCCTGCTATCATATGCTTTTAACACACCATTGATAAACAATCTGGTAATACTGTTGCCGCCGCTGGCCACTCTGGTAACCAAAACATGCTGCCATTGATTAAATGTGATGCCACCAGTTGTACTGATAGATACTGTGCCCCCCGGAACTGCACCATCAGTATCGTATTGAAAAAGAAAATTGTTCGAAGTTAATGCTAGTTGCCAGATTCCTTCATCGCCATTCAGACCCCATTGACTGGCAATAACTGCTGATGTATTAGTAATGCTTACTGGGTATATCCAAGCTTCAAAAGAAAAATCGTTTGTTCCTAAAGTGAACGCTGCATTAGTGGCCACGGATGTATTGTCACCGCTACCATCAAAAAAGTTACTGTAATAACCTGGTGTATATGGATTAAAGCCGTTCGGTCTAACATCACCATTTGGTGTTATTGCAAAACTATTATTACTGGCATCACTGTCGTATGGCAAAGTTGCAGTGTTTGCACTAATCAAAGTAGTTACATAAGTAAAGTTTAAATCACTAAAAGTTATCGTTATGCTAAATGTTCTTGGGCTATCTTGCAACTCTACGTCTATGGCATTTATAGTAAAATTATAAGTTGTTTGATCTGCTCCTGATCCAGTTACAGTTCCACTCAACAAACCACCACTTGAAAGTGTTATACCAGTAGGTAAAGTGCTGCCTGCGGCCAATGAATATACAACTGCACTATCACTTGTTGCACTCAATTGAATGGATACTAACGGATCACTAGTTGGAAGTGTGCTTGATGTTACCCAATTAGGTGTGCCACTAAATGTAATACCATTAACTCGTATTGCTACACCACCGTCACCGTTTACCAAATAAACAACATATGTTCCGGCCGAGGTTGCAGGAACTTGTGCCCTAACTTCAGTTGCACTTACAAAAGTTACTGATGTTACTGGAGTATTATTAATTAATACTTGACAACCAGATGCAAAGCCTGTGCCTGTAATTTTAATGTAACCACCAGATGTACTTACAGATGTATCATCCAATACATTGTATGAACTATTGGTTACCTGTATATTTGTTATTTTAGGTCCGCCACCAGAAGAGATATCATTACCAGCAACAATAGCAGTGTTTGCTATAATACCATTGAATGTATAAGTTCCAGTGCTATCTAAACCTTGCGGTTGAATTCTAGTTAGTGGCATGTTTTAAATGTCTTTTAAATAAAGTATTTATTCAAAATCTAGGATCACCTCTTGCCAAGAAACAGTTTCTTCGTTCCATGTGTAGGCCTTTTCATCGTCTGGAAAAGCAACTGGTGCTTCCCATCTGCATGTATCTTCATTCAAAATCCAAGATGCATATGGTTTTGGTGGAATGAAAGCATCTCTTTCAGCATCATACGTGTAACCTGCACCTGCATAATTCTTTCTGATATTTCCGTTATAACTAGTTTGCTTCCAATTGCCACCCAAAAGTGATTGGCAAAAAGCAATACCTTTTTCTTCTTGCTCGACATTGTTTTCATCCAATAATTCTTGGTTGTTTACTACGATTACTTGTGTGACAATATTATTTTCCAATTGTGCAAAATGTGCCATTTTTTAACCTCTTAAAATGTAATTGAGCCAGAACCAGTAAAACTATATATTCTATATCCACCCGACACAGAAATTGTGGGGCTACCGGTTGTGCTCTTAGCTGCTGGCAATGTATCAGAATATCTTATAATTACGATGCCGGATCCACCGCTACCCGATAAAGATGCATCGCCGTCCGATCCACGACCAGCATTGCCTGTATTGGAAGCTCCTGAAGTATTACCTGCTCCTCCTGTGTTACCACCATCGCCGCCGACTGCATATGTTACTGAAGATCCAGATATACTATTTGTTAAACCTGTACCTCCAATGCGGCCGCTAGCCGCAGAACCCGCACCTCCTCCTCCACCGCCGGTACAGGGTGTTACAAAAATTGTGCCTGTTCCTATAGAACCGTTATTTCCTTGGCCAGCGGTGCCTGAACCAGCGGTTTGATTTGCAGCAGTAACACCACCTCCACTTCCGCCGTTTCCTGCGGGTCCAAATATTGCACCAAATCCACCACCAATTGCCGATACTGTGTTAAATGATGAGTTTTGCCCAGAAGTTCCGTTAGTGTTGAACGCCGCACCGGCGCCGCCAGCACCAACAATAATTGCGTAAGATTGATCGAAATTAAAAAAATCCATACCAGTTAATAAACCACCGGCTCCGCCGCCACCGCCTCCTACATTAACTCCACGGCCGCCGCCGCCACCGGCACCAGCAACAATTAAATATTCAACTGAAATGGGTGACGGAGAATAACCAAATGTTAATCCACCACCAACATTAATTCCTCGGCCTATATTAATTCCCATTTTATTTTTCTTTGATTTATATTAACTGTTTATCAATACAAATAGACTTGTTGCTGCGGTGTTTTCTGTTGTAGAACCTGATCCCATTCCTGCGCCAAATTTTAATGGCATAATTGTTTACTCATACAAAATATTAACTGAGCCAGCATCAAAGGTGTCGGTGCCGTTGGACCATGTTAGTCTTACTCTATCTAAAGTACCACTTAGTGTTACTGCACCAGAAGTCATATAAACAGCATCAGTTGCAGCATCTCGGCACACTGTTCCTGATATTACCCAAATGTTACTTCCTACTGTAGTAAGCATGATACTACCATATGACAAGTCGGTAGCAGCTAGGCCGCCCATTAAACCAAAAAATGTTGTATTTGATGCTAAACTACTAGTTGTTCCGCCTGTTCCTATTCCCTCATAAACGCTAAAATATCCAGTAGATATGACTCCACTAGAAGTTCCAACTCGGCACACAAGTGCGCCAGTACCACTTCCACTTACACCATTAAACATGACAGTAATTCTTTTCACCCAATCTGGAATATCAGTGAAATCTATACTAGTACCACTGGTCGTAGCTTGTGCTGTTCCTGAAGTTAATGATCCAACTTGTACTCCTGTTGCGGCACCGGGTAAAGTTAATCCTAAAGTTCCGTCTAATGTTATTGCCATAATTGTTTACTCATACAAAATATTAACTGAGCCAGCGTCGAAAGTATCTGTACCGTTTACTGTGGTTAGTCTAACTCTATCTAAAGTTCCACTTAGAGATTTTGCTCCACCAGTAGAATATATGTAACCAGCAGCACCTCCAGTTCCACCTAAGTTACCCATAGCAGTCCAAGTGTTTGTTGAACCAGAGAGCAAAGTAAGAACAACAGTTCCGTGCAATACATGCGTGGCTCCTCCTATTGGTAATCCAAATCCAGCCGTGTAGTTTGTACCACTAGTTGTAGCTCCAAGAAAAGTTCCAACTCCCAAATATCCAGTATTTTCAACTCCACCTGAATCTCCGAGCTGTATTAACCAATTACTAGTACCGCTAGTGCTAACGCCGCTATACATAATTGTAATTCTTTTTACCCAACTTGGAATATCAGTGAAATCTATACTAGTGCCACTGGTCGTAGCTTGTGCTGTTCCTAATACTAAGGGATATGTTGTACCTGTAGAACTAGTAATTGTACCCGTAGTAGTAAAATTACCAGTAACTGATAAATTACCTGAACTCTCTATTGTGTCTAGCGCTAATGTTCCGTATGGCATGTTTAATCCCTATTAAGCCCAAGTTCCTATATTGGTGTTGCTGCCGGCGGCACCAATTGGATAAATTAAAAAGTAACTTCCGATTTGTGTTGTGTATGCTCCTCCTGGTGCCGCTGATAGTGTGTATTGAGGAATAAAGGTTCCGCCTGCATTTATTGATACCGTTCCTCGCATATTTAGAACACGATATGCTCCTGCCGAGACTGATCCACCGCTGATAGTGGTGTTTGTTGCCGAACTTATCCATTGATTTAGAACTGTTCCACTATATGGAACAGTTGTAAATGCGGTTGCATCGAATTGATTGTGTAAATGATATCCAATATTGTTTATGGTTGCTGTTCCACCAAATCCTAAACCTGTTGTATGCGAAGTTGTGCCAGCGGTTTTACTTATGGCAAAAACACTTTCGAATGCATATACGGTATTCGAACTTAATGTTACTCCCACTCCAAACAAACTTTGTACAGTATTGACATTAGATCCTACATATGCACTATTTAACCTATAATATTGCATGTTTGGTATCAAACCACGCTGAGTGTCCAATGGTGTAAAATATAATTCTCCTCCGTCATATTCAAATTCTCCAGTAACGGCTGAACCTAATGTCATTGAAGACATTAATATGCCGTTGGCTGCGGTTAACAATCCTCCGGAACCAACAGTTAATCCTGTTACACCATTGCTCTGTAATTGTAGAATGCCACTGGCATCTGCTGATTGCAAAAGACCTGTTGATGATATCGATGCGTTAATAATGCTTGGCATAGTTTTTCATTCTTCAGTAGAATTGTTTTCATCATTAATAGGTACGGTATCAGAAACGAATTCAGTTTCGCTACCAGAATCTGTGTACGGATATCTAGATTTTATTTCTGCAATTTTACTTAACCACTCTGAAAAATCACATTCACCTCTCTGTGACATAAAGAATAAATGATCAGATTCTTGTATGTATGCTTGTTTGCGCGAATATGAAATTTGATCGCGTTCCACTGACCTTCTTGTTTCACTCAATAAGGGAAATACCTGTTGAAGTTCTTCTTCCGTAGGAATATGATCAAAATAAACTTCACCTTCTAGTGCGTTGTTTGAGTTCGTATCATCTCTAAAATAGACTCCGTTATAATAATATATTCTCATAATTGTGATTCCTCTTAGACGCACTTTCCAAACATTAAAGTATAACCCATTTTTGTCCAGCAGCTATGTTTATAACTACATTGTTTGCTATGGTTAATGGACCAACACTTATTCCACTATAACCAGCACCTATTGTTACATTACTATCTATAACAGTTTTATTTTGAGTAACGAATGTACTTGATCCATTTGAAACTCCGCGTGAAAGCTCGCGTATACCAATACTTATTGTGGAACTTGGTGCTGTTGTGAAAATAACATTTGAACCACTGACATAGTAGTCAACACCAGGTTGTTGTATAATACCGTTTTCGGTAACAATTATGCTGTTACTTGTTACGCCACCTGTTACAGCAAAAGTAGTGGTTGTATTATCGCCAGTATATGAACGATTAAAATATTCTGAAACACTTCCACCACCAAAAACAGTTATCTCAATAGTTGTGTTTACTGGAACAACTTCCGATAATACAAGCGTGTTTCCACTTAATGAATAAGTATTTTTTAATTGAACAACACCATTAATATTTACTATTGTATAATCTTTATTTTGTGGTATTGTGCTTAAACCAAAGGTTGTTGTATTACCATTCGCGGTGAACAAATTGGTATAAACTAATAAATCTGAACCTCCACCACCAACATTGGCTTTATTGAAAGCTGCATTAGCTTGTATGAAGGCTGCATTAGCAGTTTGTCTAGCTACGTTATCTGTTCCTGGACCGCCGCCACCGCCAGTATTGGCCACTGCAAAAGCGGCGTTAGCTTGTATGAAGGCTGCATTAGCTGTGTTTCTAGCAAATTGGTCTGTGCCGGCTCCACCAGCATTAGCTGCAGCAAATGCAGCATTGGCTTGTATGTAAGCATTCGTAATATAGGTAAATACATTATATCCAGAAACATAAATGTTGCTTGATATTACATTATTCGAAATAATTTCATTGCGGAATGTGGCTGATCCATCAACATTTAAATTCTGTAAAATATTAATGTCACCATTTATAAATGTGTTTCCGGTGAATTCAATTGTCGCCATCGGAAGTCTGTACTGATAGACGGTATCATTGCTTGAACCAAGCATGTAAAATCTACTTCCGTCCACTTCAATGAACATACCTATTGGTGCATCATCTTGTGCAGCAACACTGAATGTTGTTGAGAATACGGCGGTACTAACATTCCACGAAGTTGATAGATTGTATATGTTAACATCATCACCGATGTTGCCCATAACAAACATTCGGGAACCATCGTTAGCAAAAGACAAATCTTGTGGTACTGTTTCTTCAGAGGCAACACTAAAAGATTGCAGGAATGTGGCTGTTGAAACATCCCAAGCTGTTGATAAAGTATACTGATGAACAGAGTCTGTTGAAGATCCTGTCACATACATTGACAAACCATTAGGTCTAAAGAATATACCTGTTGGATTATTATCTTGACTAGAAACGGAGAACGATTTACTTTCGTAAGAAGCTGTCGATAAATCCCAAGGTGTTGTTAGTGCATATTGGTAAACTGTATCGTTGGTTTGGCCAACAACATAGAATTTAAGACCATCTGGACGGAAAAATAAACCTGTTGGGAAATTTTCTTGTGAAGCAACAGAAAATACTCTGACAAATGTTGCTGAAGAAACCAACCATGGAGTAGTTAAGTCGTATTCGTTTACATCATCGCCTGTCGTACCCATCACAAACATTTTCTTACCATCAGCACTAATAGACATGGCTGAAGGTGCATCTTCTTGTGTTGCGACAGAGAATGATACGTTACTATAAATGGCGTTAGCCATATCAACGTTGCTTATAACGGTATTTCCAGTAACTCTACCACCAGTATTTGCATTCAATGAATTGTTTGCTCTGTTGAATGCACTTTGAATGTATGGCACCACATTGATACCAGAAACAATAGATGCCGTTGTTACATTAATGACGCTTCCGAAAATGTTATTTGCGCCACTAATATCACCATTTGCACCAGATGTTGAGAATCCATTGGCTGTTATGGTGACAATTGTGTTTCCACTAACGTTGGCTATTATATTTCCATTTACACCTGAGAAGAAAACATTACTGGTGCCACTTCTAATGTATTGTGCATCTGGTGTATTGGCTCTTAAAAATGCTGCATTTGCCTGTATGAAAGCACCATTGGCGTAAAGTGCGGCAGAATTTGCTGTTGATCTGGCCGAAGAATCGACACCATTTACAGTTTGACCAACCCAATGACCAGTAGAATTGACAACAGGTATATTTGTGCCAACAGCAAGGAATTGCCCAGCCCAAACATTACCAGAAGCTCTAAATGTATTATTCGCAGCATACATTAAGAAGTCATTGCTCGAATAATGGAATGTGTCGGCACCTGTAATTGTTGTGTCGGTAACAATTGGGAAATAAGTTCCTGTTGTTACGTTTGTGATTCTAGCATTTATAGCAACGTTCGCAGTTGCAGCATTACTTGCAATAAGACCACTTGCACTTATTAATTTTGTGCCGTCATTGAAAGTAACTGAGTTTGCAAAGAATGTATTTGTTGCTGTTGCATTAATGACATACAAAGTATTGTTTGCTAAACTAAACTCAGCGTTAGAGTTAGAAAGAAAACCAGTACTGTTTGCAACAACTAAAGTGTTGGCTCTAAATCCACCCAATGATGAAGAATTTGCTTTATCAAAAGCGGCATTAGCCTGTATAAAAGCAGCGTTAGCATATAAAGAAGCGCCAGCCGCATTATTAGTTGCGGTATTTGCTTGTGTATATGCTGAGTTTGCATATGTGCCGGTGGTATTTTGTGAACCATAGGCAGCATTGGCTTGTAGGAATGCCGCATTAGCAGTAGCTCTAGCCGTACTATCTGGTGTGGCTCCAGGATTTAAAATGTTTGTTCCTGCACCACCAACACATTCAGTTAAATCTATGTAAGCACCTCGAGCCGATCCACCTTGTTCGAAAAATCTTATTTTATTTTGATACGAATCGATGGTGATACCACCAGACAATGTGGTATTACTTTGTGCTTGTGCTAAAAATATTTCACCACCTTCATCACCAGATGATGCAACTACACTAAGTTTTCCGGTAACATTTAAATCACCACCAAAAGTTGCACCGTTAGTATTTGCGAGTGCATTATTGGCTTTTGTGAATGCAGAGTTTGCATATGTTCCTGTGGTATTCTGACTCGCATAAGCAGCATTGGCTTGTAAAAATGCTGCATTGGATGTATCTCTTGCAAACTGGTCTGTTGCACCAGATGATGTAGAATTAATTGTGATTGTTTTTGTTGTGGTATTTGTACTGATCGTTATATTATTACCAGCAACAAAAGAGAGAGTATCTGAAACACCAGTAGCAAGTATCAGTGAGTTGTTTGCATTGATGGTGTCGAATGAAAACTGGTTGGAAATGTAAGATGTTCCACCCAGTGCATTCTTGTAATACAGTTTACCATCGGCGTAGTTAATTGCAACCTCACCAAAGGCTAAGCCTGTTGGTGTGTTACCTGTTGCGCCTGATTTTTTTAACTGTATTGATGTATTTGACATTTACTTAAAACGATCCGCCATCTTTGATTGGGCTACTTAATTCACCAGGATCCGTTACGATTTCTGGCTCTATCTGTTTATTTAGCTCATCAATTTTTTTTCTTTTGGCAGGAGGTAATTGTAAATAGTCAATTTTATCAGTTAACTCTTTAACTTGTTTATCATGCTTTTCATTCAAACGCGCAATATCTTTATCGTGTTGTTCAGTCAGTGCAGAAATTTTTCCCGCATTTTCCGATACTAAAGAGTTGACTTTTGTTTCCAGTTCAGCACGAACTCTATTAGTTTCTTCTCTAGCCTTAATCAATTCTGATTTAAAAGTTTCAACATGAGTCGATTGATTTTTAATACTATCATAATCACGGTACTTTGTTGTCAGTTCATTTAGATCATTTGCCAATTTGGTTGTCTGTTTTTCACTTTCAGCCAATTTGTTTTTTAAATCTTGAACCAAAGCACTTTCATTTGACGTATTAATATTTTTCAAATCTTGAACAGATTTTTGCAAATCCAAATTCGACCTTGTTAGTGCATCAATCTTTTCACTTTGTTCTTTGATAACCTCATCAGTAACTTTTGCGTTTGCTTGCATTGAGACATTTCGAATAACACAATCTGTCATTGTGCTTGTCAATGTCTCAATGTAATAATTTAAATACTTTTCATTTCCCATTTCAATCTCCTATCATAAAGAAACATACATTATATAGTCAGTTAGAATTGACCTCCGTCTAGTGCAGAAGACCAAACTGGAACACCAGCATTGGTTGTTGTGAGTATTTGGTTAGACCATGTTTGATCTGATGAACCAGCAGCCGCAGTGACTTGTAATGCACCAGTTCCATTGCCGTATACGATACCGCTTGTGGTGAATGTGGATGCACCTGTACCGCCTTGTGAAACAGTCAGACCGGAAATGTCTGCGAATGTTGCAGCAGTTACACGGCCATATGCATCGACTGTCAGTGAAGTGACTGTCTTTGCTGCACCAGCAGAACCTGTTGCTGTATATGTTGAGTTGGCCAGTTCACTGATTGCACCGGATCCGTTACCAACAAGCAGAGCACCACTTGTGAATGACGATGCACCAGTACCGCCTCTTGAAACACCTAATGTTCCGCTAGTAATCTGATCCGCACCTAGAGCAATTGCTGAAGATGTTAATGCACTAACACGACCATAAGCATCTACAGTAATTGCAGAAACTGTATTTGCGGTTGTTAACGTACCTGTTTGAGTGTATGTTACGTTAGCAATTTGTTTCAGACCATTGGTGCCGTCACCAACAACAATTTGACCAGCTGTGAAAGAACTTGCACCAGTACCACCTTGTGCGACAGTCAGACCAGAAATGTCTTCAAATGTTGATGCCGTGGTTCTGCCGTATGCATCAACTGTCAATGAAGACAGAGTTTTATTGGCTCCACCTGAACCTGTTGCGGTGTATGTGCTATTTGCTAATGTTGTCAATGCACCTGTACCTGCACCAATCAGGATTGCACCGTTGGTGAAGGAACTTGCACCTGTACCGCCGTTAGGAACAGTCAGGTCGGTTGTCAGTGATAGGCTACCAACAACCAGTGTGCTGGCTTGTAATGTCTCAACGTTTGCATATTGAGAAATTAAGTTTGCACGTAAGTTTGCAACGCGGAAACTAGAATCACCAATATCAAGAACGTTATTAGCATGACCTCCAGTGTAATTATCGAAAACATAGAAATCTTTTGTGCCCGCATGTCTGAACACACCAGCGTGTCTTATGGTTCCATCACTATAGTTACCAGAAAAACCAATATCTACGGTATCCGATATGTTGTTGTTAGCCGCCAAGAAAATTAACGGGTCAGCAATGTTTAGTGTTTCAACATTAATGACTGTTTCTGTACCAAGAACAATCAGGTTACCACTAATTTCAACATTACCATCAATGGTTTGATGTTGAATCGCAGTGTTTGTTCTCAGTACCGTTCCATTATCGACCGCGATTGTAACTTTATTGTTCGAAACGGCTGTTATTACACCAGAACCACCTTCAAAATCTAGTGTGTCTGTTGCAAGATTAACTGTATCTGTACCAGTATCACCTTGAATATTTAAAGATGTTGCGATGGTTGCGGAGTTTGCAATGGCCATAACACGGCCGTTTGCAGCAACAGTGACAATAGGTACTGTTGTGGTACCACCATATGTACCGGCAGATAAACCAGAGATTGTTGAAAGTGACGCATTTAATGTTACGTTCTGTGTACCATCAAAAGAAACTGCTGTAGCAGAAACATCACCGCCACTGATACTGAAGTCTCTTGCTGTCTCCAATCTTGTTGCGGAGTTCGCATTACCATTAATTGTTGCATTGATCGATGTTGCGGTAATGGTACCGAACGCTGCGTTACCGTTTGAATCACGGCGAACAATTGCTCCACCAGTGTTTATATTGGTTGCAGAATCAATTTGTGAGGTGTAAAATTGACCACCAACATTGACTACACCGGTGCCTGCTGGCGAACCGATAAAAATCGTATTTGATAGGTATGAGTACGCTAATTCACCTGAGGCCAAACTCCCTGGTGTTCCTGTTGTGGTTGAGCGTTTAATTCTAATCGAGGTGTTTGCCATTATTATTGTCCTTTTTGTTGTTTTTTGTAACAAACCTACGGTCTATTTATTAAAATTCGCCACCGTCAGCATTTAAAGTTTCAATTGACGTATTTGCGACTGCAACAGTAACGTTTTGTGCAAAACTTGAACCACCAATCAATATAACTTGTCCGGTATTTGAACCAATATACAGTGCGTTTGCGAGAAAAGAATATGCCAATTCACCATCCGCCAAAGTTGTTGGCGCAACGTTTGAATATGACCTTAAAATCTGTATTACGGTATTAGCCATTTAAAA